CGGAACTGCGTATTATCAATTTAATCATTTTGCCGACTACTGGAAGAAATATAAACAAATTATCAATTCTAAAGGCAATCTTAAGTCTATTAGGGAAATATTCCCAGAAGGGGCTCCAGATGGGTTTGACTGGAAACACTATTCTATTTTAAGAGTGCCCTATGATGTATTGCCCAAAGGATTCATGGATGCGGGTAATATCGCTCGCTCAAAGGCAAGTGTGCATAGTAGTATCTTTATGATGGAGATGGAAGCATGTAGCAAATTTGACACCCCGATTATTACTACCAAAGGAATCAAAAAGATAGTAGATATTGAATTGGGTGATAAGGTGCTTACTCATAAGGGTAGATTTAGACCCGTAGTCAAAAAGACGTTCAGACCATATAGTGGCGATATCATTGAATATCAAACTAGTGGATACTATCGTGGACTGTTTTTTACTCCAGAACATCCATTTTGGACTCTTAAAGATGACTTTCAAGCAATAGGGTCTTTAGAAGAAGAATCGACATTTTTAGCTAGTTTGACGGAGTTAAGCGGAAAGACAGATATAGATTGTAAAACTATCTGTAAAAATTATGTTGATAGAGAAGATTTTATCTATCCAGCATCATCACAGACAAAAATTCATAATGATAAGCGTAACTCGATATTGAGTTTTTTGTCCAGTGGAAAGTCTGTAAATGAAGTAGCTGCATTATTTAATGTAAGAGTACCCGCTGTTTATGCTATTCGTGCAGAAAAAAGACGGCCCAAAAATAGCATACCTGCGACTATTAAATTGGATTATGATTTTGGAATTTGCATAGGGTACTACGCTTCGGAAGGAAATACAAGCGATGGTAGAGTGTGCCAATTTTCTTTAGATGGACATGTAGACAAATCATTAGACTTTTTTGTCCAACAATTATCTTCATCTATTTTTAATTCTATCGGAATTATTCCAAAATGTTATATCAGAAAAGATAATGTCAAATGTATATCTTTTGGATCTAGAGTTTTTGTTGATATTATCAAGCATATATGTCCCGGCATATGTTATACCAAAATGGTGGATCACGATATCTTATTTTCAAATCATGATTTTTTGAAAGGTTTTATAGCTGGGGTATGGAATGGAGAGGGGCACATTAACGATAAATTTGCTACTTTACAGATGACTAATAAAAATTTGGTTAACCAAATTAAGTTGGCATTATCTGTATTTGGCATTAATGCCTCATTTTTAAAGCCTAAGAAGGAAAAGACTGGAATAATACGTGGCAGAGTTGTTAATTTATCTAAGGCTTGGAAAATAAATATTAGTGGTAAGGATTTCGACAGATTTTTAACTATATTTTATGATAAAAGATTTATTACTCCTAAAACTAAAAACCTAGTATCTTCAACGGAAGACGCATCTGTTTATCGGATAAAGTCTAAGACTACATCATACTTTAATGGTCTAGTTTATAATCTTGAAGTTGAAGAAGATAATTCTTATTCAACTCCTAATGCTACAGTGCATAATTGCTTCGTTTCAGATAGCCAAGGATTCTTCAAACGCAGTTTGTTGGAATCTTGCGTAGCAAGTGAGAATAATAGTATACATTTGTCTAGTGGAGAAGTAGTGTTTGATTCTATGGTTAAGGGATCGCCCACGGGGCGATATATTATGGGGGTTGACCCTGCATCTGAAGTGGATAATTTCTCCATAGTAATTATAGAACTACACGCGGATCATCGTCGTATAGTACACTGCTGGACTACTACTAGGCAAACGCACTCAGAGCGGGTTAAACTTGGTTTGACGACTGAAGACAACTTCTACTCATATTGTGCTAGGCGTATCCGAGAGTTAATGCGGTCGTTTCCGACTGAGCGGATCATGATAGACTCTCAGGGGGGCGGTATCGCCGTTAATGAAGCATTGCATGAATCTTCTAATCTGCATGCTGGTGAACTTGCTATCTGGCCGATTATAGAGGAAGCTAAGGAAAAACCAACTGACGACGAAGTCGGCTTACACATCGTTGAATTAGTTAATTTTGCCAAATCTGAATGGACTTCTGAATCTAACCATGGGATGAGAAAGGACTTTGAAGACAAAATACTCTTATTCCCGAAGTTTGACCCCATAGTTTTAGGCCTAGCGGCAGAGCTAGACAAGATTAATAACAAACTTTACGATACATTAGAAGACTGCGTGATGGAAATTGAGGAGATGAAGAACGAATTAGCACTTATTGAGATTAGCCAAACTCCTAATGGGCGTGACCGTTGGGATACTCCAGAATTTAAAGTGGGGGCCAATAAAAAGAAAAAGATGCGTAAAGACCGCTATTCCGCTCTCTTGATGGCAAATATGGGTGCTAGAAACTACAGCCTTCTTGAGGCTGCTGCCTATCAGCCATATGGGGGATTCTCTAAAGGATCTACTGGGGCCAAGAGTGAGATAACTTATGTGGGACCACTTTGGTGGACCCAATCGATGAACAAAGGAGACGTATACGGGTCATACTAGTGGTGCTTAGCACCACTTTAGTTGATCCCTGAGCGAAGCTCGCGTATATACTAGTGACAGAGTCACTAGTCATAAGACGATCACATCGCGATTCAATCGGGGAAAACAATGGTAAAACCAACAGCAGTAGCCGTACCAGCACCGGATGACCCTAGTGAGGGGTACGTAGGTTTAATGACAGCAACGGCTTCCAGCCGCCGCTATCTCAGCATTGAGCCTAACATTTCTGTTAGAGATGAATATAATCGTAACGACTATTATGGTTTCAGACCTTCCGAAAGCGTAGAGGGTGAAACTAAGGCTATTATGCGTAAATGCTCAAACGCATACGATAACGTAGGACTTATTAAACAAGTTATCGACCTGATGGGGGATTTTGCATCCCAAGGCATTAGGATTTCCCACACCAGTAAGCCAATTGAGCGATTTTATCGTCGCTGGTGGGAGAAGGTTCATGGAGCAGAACGCTCTGAACGCTTCTTAAATATCCTATATCGGCTAGGTAATGTCATAGTCTACAAGGCTAATGGCAAGATCACTAAGTCTGATCAAAAAGAGATGTCTAAGTCTGAACGTCGAGTTATTCCGTTCCGCTATGATTTTCTTAACCCTATGGCTGTAGAGATAGAAGGAGGCTTTGGGGATGTCTTCGGCGGCGAGAAGATATATAAAATGAGGATTCCTCAAAAGACTAAGACAGCCCTATCTAATAAAAATAGGAAGCAATCTCAATATAATGGAAATGTAGATCCAGCACTACTTCAGGCTATTACTGATGGTGCCGAATTCATTCCGCTTGAACCTGAGCGATTACACATAGCTCATTACAAGAAGGATGACTGGGCACTATGGGCCAATCCTATGATTCATGCCATCTTAGATGATATCACTATGATGGAGAAGATGAAGCTGGCGGATATGTCAGCATTGGATGGGGCTATCTCTAATATACGCCTATGGCGTATAGGTAATTTAGAGTATAAAATTGCCCCTACAAGGGCCGCTGTAGATAAGTTGAGAGACATTTTGTCCTCTAATGTTGGCGGTGGCACTATGGATCTTGTATGGGGTCCTGAACTCGACTTTAAAGAGTCTAATAGCCAAATCTATCACTTCTTAGGCAATGAGAAGTACGGCCCAGTTTTAAATGCTGTTTATGGTGGATTGGGCGTTCCGCAGACCATGACGGGTTCCTCAAGCGGGAATGGGGGATTTACGAATAATTTCTTGAGCCTAAAGACTCTGGTCGAGAAGCTAGAGTATGGGCGAGGTCTCCTGATTAGCTTTTGGAAGAATGAGTTTGAAGCAGTAGCCGATGCTATGGGTTTCCCTTCTCCAGCAGAATTAGGTTTCGACAATATGATTCTTAGCGATGAAGCCGCTGAAAAGAATCTATGGATTCAGTTGTCTGACCGACACATTATATCCGCTGAAACGCTCCGTGAAAGATTTGGTGAATCTCATGAGATTGAAGAATCTAGAATTCGCAAAGAGGAAAAAGATCGTGACAAACGGTCTATACCTCCAAAATCAGATCCTTACCATAATGGTAACATAGAATCTGATTATGTCAAGATCGCTTTGCAAAAAGATACGCTCAATATCTCGGACGTGACTTCCCACACAGCCCGAGATAT